GAGTGGATCTGGGACGGAGGAATCCTTCGTGAACAACAAGCAGCACAAACTCAGAAGAGAATTAATACACTTGTTGATCAAAAACGTCTTGAGGAAAAGAAACTCGAATTATTCGGTGATTTCTTGACAAATCTTTAATTTATAAATAACTATAGTAAAATTTTAAACAAAGGTTAAAACGGAGAGTTACAAATGTCTCGTGGTACTAAATTACAAGAAATGGAAGTAAAGACACAGCAATCCAAGACTGTTGTTAATGCTAATGCAAAACCTGGTGATCCAATGCCAACAATGGCAGATCCTGGTACACAACTTGGAAATGTTGAAGATCTTGGAGGGCCCACCCCAGAAAACTACAAAGTCGATGACGACTCTGCTAAGTTAAAAACACCTGGTACAACACTTAAGCAAGTTAAGGATATTATAACCAAAGGTGCAAAACCAGCTGATCCGATGCCTGCAGGAATGAAGGAAGAGGAAGAGACTGAAGGAGAAGTAGTTGCTGAAGAACCAGTAAAAGAAGAAGAAACAGTAGTTGCAGAGGAAGAAGAGCAACCTGAATCAGTTCTTCGTAAGAAGATGGCAGATGCAATTAAAGAATCAGAAGAAACAACAGAGGAAGAAGAAGTAGTTGCTGAACAAGAAGAAGTAATAGAAGTTAATATCGAAGATGATATTAACGCATTAATTGCTGGCGAAGAGTTGTCGGAAGATTTCCAAGAGAAAGCAAAGACAATTTTTGAAGCAGCAATTAACTCTAAAGTTTCCATCATTAAGGAAGATTTAGAGAAAGAGTACGCAAAGGTACTACAGGAAGAAATTGACTCTACCAAAGTGGAGCTCACAGAAAGAGTTGACTCTTATCTGGAGTATGTCGCTAACGAATGGTTAGAGGAAAACTCTCTTGCTGTGGAGCAAGGACTCAAGGCAGAAATGTCAGAGTCATTCCTAACAGGAATGAAGAGTCTATTTGAAGAACATTATGTATCAATCCCTGAAGACAAATATGATGTACTTGAGAGCATGGTAAATAAACTAGATGATATGGAAGAAAAACTCAATGATCAAATTGACAAGAATGTTGGTTTGACCAAGAGATTAGCAGAGTCAAAATCAGATGGAATTTTAGGTGAAGTTTCTGAAGGACTAGCAGTTACTCAGAAAGATAAACTCGCATCTCTTGCTGAAAGTGTTGAGTTCGAAAGTGAATCCGATTACCGTGAGAAACTAGTTACATTGAGAAATTCTTATTTCCCAACAAGACAAGTTGCTAGTACTCAAAGTGACGACTCCGAGATGTTATCAGAAGAGTCTAAGGAACCAGTACAGTCTACTGGAACTATGGCAAATTATCTAACAACACTTCAGAGAATCACTAAAAAGTAATTCTTTAGTAAATTTTTAAACACACACTTTTAACGAGGTAAATTTCACATGGACATGTTCAACGCTGAACATCTTCAAGAGAAGTGGGATCCAATTCTTAGTTATGATGGTGCACCTAAAATAGAAGATGCACATCGTAAGATGGTTACTGCGGTTCTTTTGGAGAATCAAGAAAAGTTTTTAAGAGAGCAATCTCAATTCATGTATGAGCAACCAACCAACGACGCTGCTGGTGGTTTTGGTGGTAGTGCTCCTAACGCATCTAACGGTGCAACACCTACAGCTGGTTTCGACCCAGTATTAATAAGTCTAATCAGACGTTCAATGCCTAACTTGGTTGCTTATGACCTAGCAGGTGTTCAACCAATGAGTGGCCCAACAGGACTCATCTTTGCGATGAGATCACGTAAGACAGCTCAGGACGGAACAGAGACATTCTTCGATGAAGTAGATACTGCATTCTCTGGACAAGATGCTGGTAATGACCTTACTCAAGGTGGTTATACAGGAGAGGCATCTGAAGGTGCTGCAGTTGGTTTCGGTACTACAACTCCTGGTGCTAATCACGGAAACAATCCTGCAATCCTTAACACTTCTGGACAAGGACAAGACGGATACGCAGTTGGTCAAGGTATGTCAACTGGTGATGCTGAAGCACTTGGATCAGAAGCTGGAGATCAGTTCAACGAAATGGCATTCTCAATCGAGAAAGTCACCGTTACTGCTAAGTCTAGAGCACTAAATGCAGAGTACAGTTTAGAACTTGCTCAAGACCTTAAGGCAATCCACGGATTGAACGCTGAAGCTGAGTTAGCAAATATCCTTTCATCAGAGATACTTGCTGAAATCAACAGAGAAGTTATCAGAACAATCTACAAGGTTGCTGAACAGGGTGCAAGAGTTAACACTGCTACTAGTGGTACTTTTGACTTAGACGTTGACTCAAACGGAAGATGGTCAGTTGAGAAGTTCAAAGGACTTCTATTCCAGATCGAGAGAGATGCAAACAGCATCGCACAAAGAACTCGTAGAGGAAAGGGTAACATGATCCTTTGTTCTGCTGACGTTGCTTCTGCATTAACAATGGCTGGTGTATTAGATTACACACCTGCACTTAATGCAAACTTACAAGTTGATGATGCTGGTAATACATTTGCTGGTGTTCTTCAAGGTAAGTATAGAGTGTACATTGACCCATATTCTGCAAACAGTGCTATCAAACAGTACTATGTTGTTGGATACAAAGGTTCATCACCATATGACGCAGGATTATTCTACTGCCCATATGTACCTCTACAAATGGTTAGAGCAGTTGGTCAGGATACATTCCAACCAAAAATTGGCTTTAAGACTCGTTACGGAATGGTTGCAAATCCATTCGCTGAAGGAACTACTGAAGGTTTCGGTAGAATTAAAGCAAATAGTAACAGATACTATCAGAGAGTTACAGTTACAAACCTTATGTAATATTTTATTACATATACTCAAAGAGATTCCTTCGGGAGTCTCTTTTTTTATGTGTTTTAAATCTATAAATATCTAAGAATAGACTAATTTTGTCTCATCTTATGAAATCTCTGAATTCGTTCATAAACGAGGGAACTTCTAAAAAGTGTCCAAAAGGACAATATTATTGTTTTACGGACAAAAAATGCAAAAAAATTCCTGGTGGATATTTTGTAGGTAGAAGAGGGTACCTTGAACAGGAAAAAGATTCAGAGGAATCCAAAAAGAACGGAAAGAATGGTAATGGAAACGGTAATGGTAATGGTGGCAGCACCAATGGTAACGGTAGCAGTAATGGTGGCGGTAATGGTGGTGGCAACGGTGGTGGAGGAATGAGTGAGGAACTCAATAAAGATGATAAACCATTTGTCAAAAAATTAGTTGGAAAATTAAGAAGCGGATCTAAAACACATGCAAAACAAGCAGATGATTTAGAGAAAGCAATGAAAGAGGAATCCAACCCTCGCATACCTAGAAAGAAAGGGCAACCTGCAAATTCTAAAAAACATTCTGATTTATATACTGATGAAAATCCTAAAGGAACTATTCACGGACTCGGTTTTAAGGACGTGGCTACTGCTAAAGCATCTGTCTCAAAGATACGTGGTTCATCAAGATCGCATGCTCATAAGATTCAAGCGGCTGTTGCTATGGAACAAAGGGCGAGAGAGATGGGTAAAACCTCTGAAGCGGCCGTTTACCGTAAGTATATTAACTCTATGAAGAAAAAAACAAAGAAGATGAACGAAGCAGCAAATCCAGCACAACAAGCTGCAATTGCGATAAATATGAAGAAGAAGGGAAAGAAACCTAAAGATATGTCTGAAGGTTCTCTTCGTAGTTGGTTTAAAGGTTCTAAATCCAAAGACGGTAAAGGTGGTTGGGTAAATGTCGTCACAGGTGGAACTTGTGCAAGTGACGAACCTGGTGAAGGAACACCAAAATGTGTTTCATCTTCTAAGAGAGCAAGTATGACAAAGGCAGAAAGATTATCTGCTGCACGTCGTAAGAAAAAAGCAGATCCTGGTCAACAATCAAAAACTGGTGCTGCAAAACCAACTTATGTTTCAACCGATAAACCCAAAAAGAAAATGAAAGAAGAAACTGATTTTATAAATTTACCCCTTCAACTTGAAGTACCTCAAACAGAAGGAGAATTTAAACTAGGTCTTATGTTCCGTGAAAGTTTAGAACAAGATAGAGGAATGCTTTTTATATTTGAAAATCCTG